ATGCCTGTGTTACCTTCCAACTCGTCAACGTCAGACTCTATATCCATGAGTAATAGAGTCATTATACCTAGCATTACTTCGCTAGGGTTTTCTTTTGCATATGAGACAGCTTTATCTGCATATGGTTTGGCGTTAGCGATGTACGCATCACGCTTAGTGAATACAGACTGCATGGTCTGCTTAAGTTTGCTGAACATAAAACCTCCTAAGGTTGGTAGCAAAGATACTGTTCGATGAATGGGTCTTTCTCACACATGAGTGTGGTGGGTAGACTGGTGATAGTGACTTCTCCAATGGACATACAATGACCAATGGTTAGTAAGCCGCCTACAATTGCTAATGAATAAAGAAAAAAGCGTAATGTGTTCATGAGTCGTGTTCCTCTAAAAGTTTGATGAGTTCGGCTTCCAACTCCCTAGCAGTAGGAGGGAAGAAAAAATACTTAATGTCGATATAACAACAACGAATGAAGTTCATGATGAATACTCCGTGATAAATGATAGTGAATCGTGGTTCGCGGTTAGCTGTGCAGGGTAGAGACCTGTTTGTGCAGGGTCTGTGCATAGGTCTGTGCAGGGTTTGAAAAGACTGAAAGCCAGTAGCTATAAGGGCTTGAGCAGTCTGTGCAGGCTGTGCAGGGTAAATTCAACTTAAAGTTCGTTTTAAAAAATAAAACACTGTATTTGAAAAACCGCTGAGCGAACTTGAAAAAGCCTGCACATCCTGCACAGCCTGCACAGATGTATGTAAGTCTATGATAGTTAAAGGAAAAAACCTGTGCATAGTTCAATATAAAGCCTGCACAAACCCTGCACACCCAACACACACTACATAACCCCGTTGAAGGCGAGGGACTTGACGAGCGTGAGCACGAGCAACGCACCGAGGAACACGTATTCTGCTGTACCAATCGCGAATCGTGGGTTACGAACAAGGGACTTACGAGTCTTTCTTCTAGAATGTTTCATGGGCTTTCTCCCTTAGAGTTTCAGTGTGTGGTACATGCGAGCCTTGAAGCGTGCTTCGCGAGCATCGAATCCCATGCGCATGTAACGTTGTTCAATAGCCATGAGTTGTTGTTCGTCGTTCGTTCTTCGCGGGGCGCGGCCGAAGGGCGCGGTTCGTGATTCGCTACCCTTGTATCGTTCAGGATAAAAGTGTCTATCGAATTGTTCTGATATGTTCATGATTGTTACTCCTAATATGAGATCGAAACAGTCAACCTCTTCTACAAATCGAAACCGACAACGAACGAGGAACGAGTGAGTGATTGCCAAAAAACCGACAAGGTTCCACAAGCGAATCGTGGACAAGGTTCCAGAATCCGGAATCGGGGTAAGGGGGCCGTGATATAGCAAGGGGGGAGATAGTCGATGAGCGATATAGAGCTAAAAATGAAAAAAAATTTCTAAAAAAATTCTGAGGAAAAACCGGTATATACGTTTATTACTTACAAAATAGATTAGCTATGCTAATATGTTACGCCATGACAGAAAACCAAAAGGAATGTACGTCATGCGGCAGAATTAAGGACGAGTCAAAGTTTTATAATGGCCGTAGTGATTGCATAGCGTGTAAGACAGTTCGCCATGAGGTAAGGATATCTAAATCCTACGCATCCTACTTACGCAATGTCTGCACCCAAAGTGGGTCTGCTGTCAAAGCTGGAAAGCGCACTAAAAACCTATCCTGGGAAATCCTCCCTGAAGACCTAATACACTTATGGGAAAAGCAAGATGGTCGCTGTGCGATTTCAGGCGTGTACCTAACACACCATAAAGACGGGTCAGGTAAGAAAGAGTACAACGCGTCTATCGATAGAATTAATGGCGATAAAGGTTATACCCCGCAAAATGTTCAACTTGTGTGTTATCGAATAAATATCATGAAACACACGCTCTCTGAAGACATGTTTTACTGGTGGGTAAAGACAATTAACGATTTCTCTTGTGATTAATTATTAGTAGAGCTAATATATGCTATGGATATTGAAGTAGTAGTCATAGATGGTTTAGACGACGCGATTGTCGGATCAACGGTAATAAACGGCCGTGAGGTGATTGCCTATAACTTCAATAAATGTGTCGAAATCATTATTTCGAAGGGCCACTCAGAAGAGTATGCCGAAAAATGGATAGAGGAGATCTCGTCGCAAGAGTTCGATGGAGCTCCTGCGTTTATTTATTTTGATGAAGAAACCGAGTTCTATGGATCAAGCGTCCCAAGCGGAAGCACCGTCCACTGAGTTAGTCAGTGAACATACAGAGTTCCAGTCGCACATGCCCTACATGGGCATAGACCGTGGATCGCTAACCATGCAGCAAGAAAAGCTGGTCTCGCTCGTTTGTTCGGGCATGACTACAGCGGCTGCGGGACGTGGTGCGGGGTACTCATCCCCCCAGGCTGCCTATCAGGCGGTAAAAGTCCCTGAAGTACAAAAAGCGATTACCTATTTTAAAGAAGAGATGCGTGAAGAGGTGAAATTCTCTAACCAGCACGCACACATGATGTACATGGAAGCCTATAACACCTCGGCCAACGCGACCGAGATGAAGAACACAACAGATTCATTGGTGAAGCTACATGGTTTGGCTGCACCTGAGAACGCAACTCAAGTAAACATCAACATTAATGGTACTAAACAGCTCGAACGTATGACCGACGAAGACCTGCTGAAGATAGCTGGTAAGGATATCGACTACCTCGAGCCCAAGAGTGATTAATGACAGAAGTTACGAAGATCGAATGCATACGCTGTAAAGCGTCGCACCCCGAAACATTGTACGCGGGAGACGATCGACTCTGTGTTTACTGTAAAGCAGACATCGCGGAGCAAGAACCGCAACCCGCGAGCCCCGAACCAGAGGCCGCGGCTGAAGAAACAGTAGAAGACAAGGCGCGCGCGGAACTTGCTCTACGGTTCTTGACTCGTAGAAAGCTGCTCCCGTTCGTCGAACGGTTCAATCCTGACTACCAAGCCGGTTGGGTACACAAAGATATATGTAAACGATTGGAGGAATTTAGTAAAGATGTCGCAGAAAAAAAGTCCCCTAGACTCATGCTATTTATGCCTCCGCGACATGGTAAAAGCACCCTTGCTTCGGTTGCTTTCCCAGCTTGGCATCTTGGTCGTCACCCTGAGCATGAGTTTATTAGCTGTTCGTATTCTGGCTCGCTCGCTATGGGATTTAGTCGTAAAGTACGAGGCCTCCTCCGTGAAGACGGATTTAAGTCAGCTTTTAAAACTCGTCTCGATCCACAGTCTCAATCTGCTGAAGCTTGGCTCACTACTACTGGTGGCGGTTACGTTGCTGCCGGTGTTGGCGGTGGTATTACTGGTAAAGGCGCTCATATCCTTGTTATTGATGATCCGGTCAAAAACCGCGACGACGCTGAATCCCAGAATGCACGTGATTCAGCGTGGGATTGGTACACGTCAACGGCTTACACACGTCTTGCCCCTGGTGGTGGTGTTCTCGTCATTCTCACTCGCTGGCATGACGATGATCTTGCTGGAAGACTCCTCAAAGCTGCCGCCGACAATGGTGAGCAATGGGAAGTCGTTAACTACCCCGCAAGAGCAGAAGTCGACGAAGAATTTAGAAACCAAGGCGAAGCTCTTCATCGAGAGCGGTACGACGAAGAGGCTCTAGCCAGAATAGAAAAAGCAGTTGGCCCTCGAGATTGGTCAGCGCTATACCAGCAGAATCCAGTTGCAGATGATGGTGATTATTTCACCAGAGACATGATCAATTACTACGATCGTGAAGATGTTGACGAAGACCGCATGCGCTTCTACTGCGCTTGGGATTTGGCGATTGGTAAGAACGATAGAAATGACTACACAGTTGGCATTGTTGTAGGTGTTGATGAGTACGACCAGATGTTCGTAATGGACATGGTACGTGGTCGGTTTGACGGCTTTGAATTGGTTGAGCAGATACTCGACCTATATGAAGTATGGAAGCCATCAATTATTGGTATTGAGAAAGGACACATCGAGATGGCTCTCGGGCCGTTTCTAGAAAAACGCGTTCGTGAACGCGGACTGTATGAGGCGTATTTCAAGGACCTCAAAACAGGACGCAGGGATAAAGAAGCTCGAGCGCGAGCTATCCAGGGTCGGATGCAACAGGGCATGGTGTTTCTGCCCAGAGACGAAGAATTTACAGGCCCTTTGGTAGCAGAGTTATTGCGCTTCCCGAATGGGGTACACGACGATCAGGTAGATGCGCTTGCTTGGATTGGTTTGATGATGGCGGAGTTCAGCACCTTTGTTGAAACAACCGCCCACGAACCAACTTGGCGAGACAAGCTCCCTGGACTACTTAAAGGCGAACGCACTAAATCATCGATGAGCGCATAACAATGGCATACAAAAAATCTAAGAAGTTAGACCCTGCAAAGGAAGAAGAAATAACACGCACTCAGTGGGCCCGCTACGAGCGAGCTCGCGATAACGGCCATCTCGATTATGTAGATATAGCCCTTAAGTGTGATGAGTATTACCAAGGTGATCAGTGGGACCCAGATGATGCAGCAATGTTAGAAGCTGAAGGTCGCCCCGCTCTTACTATTAATACGATCCTTCCTACTGTTAATACAATTCTTGGTGAGCAGTCATCGCGAAGAGCGGACATTAAGTTCAAACCGCGAAGAGGTGGTACTGAAGACGTAGCGCACACCCTGAATAAGTTGTACATGCAGATCGCTGATAACAACAAATTAGATTGGGTTGAGCAGCAGGTATTTAGCGACGGCCTGATTATGGATGGTCGTGGATATTTTGATGTTCGTATGGACTTCAGCGACCACACCGAAGGCGAGATACGAATCACGGCCAAAGATCCGCTGGACATACTCATCGATCCAGATGCCAAAGATGCAGATCCTAAAACTTGGAATGAAGTGTTTGAAACCAAGTGGATGACCCTCGATGAAATCGAAGAACTGTACGGAGATAAATGCGCAGAGCGACTGCTGTTTGTAGCAGAGAACGGCATGAGCTTCGGCCCTGATTCAGTTGAGTATCAAGAGACTCGATTCGGTGAGACAGAAAACAATGACGACCACTTCGGTGCAGGCGTCCCAGGTGATGACGAGTACCGCAACGTAAAATCACTGCGTGTAGTTGAACGTCAACATAAGAAGATTTGCAGAGCAGATTTCTTCGTAGACAAAATGACTGGCGATCAGCGTGAGTGCCCACCCCAGTGGAATGACCGCAAGAAGAAAAAGTTCGCTAAAGAATACGACATGGCGCTTATAACCAAGGTTATACGCAAAGTACGCTGGACCGTTACATGCGACCAAGTTGTGCTGCACGATGACTGGTCTCCATACAACGACTTCACCATTGTTCCGTTCTTCTGCTACTTCCGTAGAGGTAACCCTTTCGGCGTAGTGCGTAACCTTCTATCTCCACAAGAACAGCTAAACAAAATTGCTAGCCAAGAGCTGCATATCGTTAATACCACAGCTAATAGTGGTTGGATGGTAGAAAGCGGATCATTAGTAGGTATGACTGCTGACGACCTCGAGGAGCATGGTGCTGAGACAGGCCTAGTACTTGAGTATGCTCGAGGAACTACACCCCCACAGAAGATTGGTGCTAACCAGATTCCGACTGGGTTAGATCGTATTGCCCAGAAAGCACAGGCAAACATCCAAGCTATCTCAGGTATCAACGAAAGTATGTTGGGTACGGATAGTGCAGAAGTATCAGGTGTCGCGATTCAGGCAAAACAAAATCGCGGCGCTGTAATGATCCAAGTGCCTCTCGATAACTTAGCAAAGGCTCGTCAGTACTTAGCAGAGAAGGTTCTGAACCTCATCCAAACCTTCTATACAGAAGAACGCATTATTCAGGTAACAGACGAAACAGACCCCATGCAGCCTCGCGAAGAGGTCATGTTGAATGTAGAGACTCCCGAAGGTCAGATCATCAACAACCTTACTATCGGCGAGTACGACGTTATCGTCTCCACTTCCCCAGCGAGAGACAGCTTCGATGAGACGCAGTTTGCTGAAGCCCTAAGCTTGAGACAGGCCGGCGTCGCTATTCCAGACGACGCAATCATTACTTACAGCCATCTTCAGAAGAAAGAAGAGCTCGCGAAACGCATCCGCGTTATGACTGGCCAAGAGCCGCCGTCACCAGAGCAAGCTGAAGCTATGGCAGCACAGCAGCAGTTGCAAATGCAGAACCTACAGCTAGAGACTATGAAGCTCGAAGCTGAAGTTAAGAAGCTCCAGTCAGACGCTGCAGTTAACTTCTCGAAAGTTCAGAACGAAGCAGAAATTGCTCCGCAACTTCGCATGAAGGAGCTGGAAACCAAGCTTCAAATGAACCAAGAGCAGCTAGCACTACGAAGAGAACTGTCTTCTGCTACTAACCAGATCCGACAAGGACAAACCGATACATCCGCTGCAACCAAGATAGCGACTGCCGCTATGCAGCAAAGCCGAAATAACCCCAACCAATAGGACTTTGATATGAGTAATAAAGAAGAAGTGAACGAACAAAAAGAACTCAATTTTGATGTGATGCCAGGAGCTGATCGCCCAGAGGACGACGAGCCTATGGTTGATCTGAGCTTCGAAACCCCCGAAGAGCCAGAAGAAGTTGAAGAAACTGTGGCCGAGGTTGAAGAAGAAGTTGAAGAAGAAGTTGAAGCTGAAGATGAAGCTGAAGCTGAAGAAGTTGTGGCTGAAGACGAGGTAGAGGAAGAAGTTGAAGCGAAAGAAACGCCTGCGCCTGAAGAAAAGCCCGTTAAAAAGCCAATGGTGCCAAAAGCTCGACTTGATGAAGTACTAGCAAAACAAAAAGCACTGCAAAAACAGCTTGATGAAATAGAAGCGTCAAAACAAAAGGCTGAAGAAGCCCCAGAAGACTACAACTTTGATGAGAAAGAAGTTGAGTATCAGAACATGGTACTAGATGGCGAGACTGATAAGGCTGTTGCTCTACGTAGAGAGATACGAAAGGCAGAACGTGCAGCCCTTGAGTTCGAAATGCGGCAAGAAATGAACCAAACAGTTAGCCAAGATCGCCAAATGAACGCGCTCCAACAAGCAGCGAATGCTATGGAAGAAGCTTACCCAGTGTTTAACCGTAATTCAGGTGAATATAACGAAGAAGTTACGAATGAAGTCGTTGAACTGCGCGATGCATTCATGATGAAGGGCTACGAAGCAGTAGATGCGCTGTCAAAAGCCGTCAAATACGTCGTTAAAGACCATGATTTGGACGGAGCTGTTGAAGAAGCGCCGAGTTTAGCGGGTACAGCTAAGAAAACTGACGAATTAGCCAAAAAACGAGCACAAGTCAGCAAGAAATTGAAGGCTGCAGACGCACAACCACCTGAATTGCCGGGTGAGAGCTCCTCAAGTCACGGCGAGAAGGGATTAGACCTCTCTGCAATGACTGAAGAAGAGTTTGATGCCCTTCCTGAAGCTACTTTGAAGCGCCTAAGAGGCGATATTTTATAGAGGTGACCCATGCCGGTTAAAAAAGACCCACGATTAGCCCGAGCTGGAGTCTCGGGCTTTAACAAGCCGAAAAGGACTCCCAGCCACCCTAAAAAGTCCCACATTGTGGTGGCTAAAGAAGGTGACAAGATCAAAACCATCCGTTTTGGCGAGCAAGGGGCTAAGACAGCAGGCAAACCGAAGGCTGGCGAGTCTGAAAAGATGAAAAAGAAGCGCGCTAGCTTCAAAGCACGCCACGCTAAGAACATTTCTAAGGGGAAAATGAGCGCGGCCTATTGGGCAAATCGCGCAAAATGGTGATATATGGCTAGATCAAACGAAGCACTCTGGAAACGAATTGTAGCTCGCGTAAAAGCGAGCTCAAAAGGTGGTAAAGCGGGTCAATGGAGTGCTCGTAAAGCCCAACTTGCTACCCAGTCTTATAAAAAGGCTGGTGGTAAGTATTCTGGCGCTAAAACAAAGGCACAGAAGTCTCTTACTAAGTGGACTAAAGAGAAATGGGGCACCAAATCTGGCAAGAACAGTACGCAAGGTAAGAAAGCTACAGGCGAAAGGTATCTTCCTAAGAAGGCTCGTGAGTCGTTGAGCAAGAAAGAATATGCGAAGACGAGTGCGAAGAAGCGTAGAGATACAAAAGCTGGCAAACAGTTTAGTAAGCAGCCTAGAAAGGTAGCTAAGAAGACCGCACGGTTTAGGAAGTGACTTATGAAAAAGGTTATTTTGATGCTGATGCTCACCACTACCGTAGTGGCTAACGAGACTAATAATTCCCAAGAAGGGTCGCTGAACACTAGTAGTGTGAACAGCACAGTTAGTTCTAATAATAATACCGAAGACAAATCAGTTAGTAATACATACAACGGGGCCGGATCAGCCAGCGAGATACCGGTCGGCTCTGCTATAAGCCCTACTTATATGAGCACAGGGGCAGATACGTGTCTGAAGGGATCGGGGGGCTCACTACAAACTGTGGGAGTAGGTTTTTCTAGCGGCGCATATGAAGTAGACCCAAATTGTGAAAGAAGGCGAGACGCAAAACTTCTTTCAGACTTAGGTATGAAGGTCGCAGCAGTATCGAGGATGTGTGAGGATGAGATCGTATGGAAAGCGATGTTTATGTCAGGAACACCCTGTCCGCTTCAGCGGGGGGGAAGACTAGTTGTTGGGAAGAGGGCATATCTTCTTATGAAGAGTGAGCCTGAGATGTTTGTACCTGCCTATGGTGAGTTGAAAAGGCGGCCTACAGACACCCAGCTTTGGTTTAACGCAGTTCTTGGAATAGGTGTCGAAGATAATGAAGAAGATAATGATGATGGCGAGCTTGTTAGTGACAAGTTCCGTAGTTCAATCAAGCGAGATTGATAACTTAGTAAACACGTCTGGAGCAATAGTCAGCCAGATTGACCGCGGCATTATGCTGTCGGGCGCTGCCCTGCAATACGCGCATACTGGCGAAGGACTGTCTGATGGAGGTTTATCTGGCACGGCTCACATCAGCACTGAACAACTAGACGCCTACAATAACGCACTCTCTAATATGAGTGTGTACACGCCACACGGTTCTGTTCAGGTTGAGCTTGAGAACTTAGCAACACAAGAACTCGAGCTGATGGATCTGGCAGTCGATACCTTCGCTGGAGTAGTCGTAGAAATGTTAACGGTGGTTGAAGTGAGTGAGATGGCTTCAGAAGCCAGTACTCCTAACGAAGAAGCTGCCGTACAAGATTTCGTGGTATCAAACGCTGAGGTTTTAACTATTGGCACAGAAGAAGTCGACACATATAACCGAAGCCTTGATGACATCGAGACACACGCTAACAACGCGAGCGCGTACCTAGCCGTCGCGGGTAATGAAGACGCCGTTGCGTTCCTCGACCAAAAGGTACAAGACGCAAATACCACTGCCGACCAAACCAATATTTTCTACGACGCCAACGCGCAGTGGCTGGCTATGGGAACTCCAATGCAACGCAACCTTAATATCATTGGGCTATCTGGCGAAAATACTTATGGTTTTGATTTATATGCTAGCGAGGCAGACATCCTAGTCATTGGGGCAGATTCAGAATTTTACCTAACTGGCCCTACAGCAGTAGGCTACAAATGCTTTATGACTCAGGAGGATTGTGAGTGAGCTTAGAAGATACAGAACTAAAAATCGGAAACACTTCATTTAAGGGTGTGTATATCGCAATCCTGTTCAGCTTGGCTACCACGCTGGGGGGAGGCGTATGGACTGCTTCTAGCCTGTACTCAAGGTTAGAAGCTGTCGAAGCACTAGCTATCCCCGATATTGTCCCCTTAGAAGAGAAGGTGCTTCTTATTGAGCAAGAGCTAACCGCGAACGACGTATCGCAGTTACAGGGCAAATTAGCAGAGCTCGGAGTCAACCTGAAGACGATCGCTGAGCAGCAAGAGAAACTGTTGCTTATAAAGGACAATGTTTCAGATATGGAACAGAAAGTGATTGCAATGGAGACGGTTGTTAAGAAGGCAGAGTTGATAACAGAACAGCTAACTAAGTTTGATGGTGAAGTAACCGTCGTTAAACGAGAGATACAGGAAATTTGGGATGGTATGGATTATTTGTCTAATCCCCTTAAATAACTGTTGCATCATAATATTAGCTGTACTAATATGATTCATACGTCTATCAGTACGAAAACTGGTCGGCCCGTAGCCGTAAAAAACGTATCCCCCGCCTACACAAGGCGTTAAACCTGTCGAGGTCGCCCCTCGTTAATAAGCGCTAGTTCGTTGCTCCACGATACGGAGATACGGATTAGCCGCTCCTAAAGTCGGCTGAGTAAGTGGCGTGTGCCACATAAATTATTTTACCTAACTAATTAAGGAGCCCATCATGGCTTTAACAAATTTCGGTACGCTTTCAGGCGACCAATTGCAAACGTGGTCACGTGACTTTTGGAAAGTTGCTCGTAACCAATCTTTCATCAACCAATTCGCAGGTACTGGCTCAAACGCTATGGTACAGCGCGTAACTGAGTTGACTAAAAACAACAAAGGCACAAAAGCTAACATCACTTTGCTAGCTGACATGACTACTGACGGTATCACTGGAGATGCAACTCTAGAAGGTAACGAAGAAGCATTGCGCGCCTATGACATCAGCATTGAGCTAGATCAGCTTCGTTTTGCTAACCGCATCGCGGGCCGCATGACTGATCAGAAGACTGTTGTTAACTTCCGTGAGCAATCTCGTGACGCACTTGCATATGCAATGGCTGACCGTTGTGACCAGTTAGCATTCTTGACTCTTTCTGGTGTTGGTTACGAATACAAAAACAACGGTGCTCTACGAGCTACTAGCGCAACAGGCGTTACTGGTGATGTTCTTTCTGGTCTTGAGTTCGCTTCAGACGTATCTGCTCCAAGTGCCGGGCGTCACCTCCGTATTTCTGGTGATGATCTATTAGCTGGTGACACTACTTCTATTACCGCAGCTGACAAATTGAGCTATGCCTCAATCGTTAACTTGAAAGCTTACGCTAAAGATAACTACATCCGTGGTATTCGTGGTGCTGGTAACCAAGAAACTTTCCACATGTTCGTTACTCCACAGCAAATGGCTACCTTGAAGCTAGACACTGACTTCATTGCTAACGTTCGTAACGCTGGTGTACGTGGTGCTTCTAACAGCTTGTTCGCTGGTACTTCAAGCTTGATGGTAGACGGCGTAATGATCCATGAGTTCCGTCACGTGTTTAACACTTCTGGCGCAACTGCTGGTACTGTAGTTGCTGATGCTGGCGCAGCTGGTAAGAAGTGGGGCTCTAAAGGCGACATCAACGGTGGCCGTGCATTGTTCTGTGGTGCTCAAGCTCTCGCACTAGCTGACATCGGCTTGCCTGAAATGGTTGAAGATACTTTCGACTATGGCAACCAGTCAGGTATTTCTGTAGGCAAGATCTTCGGCCTACGTAAGCCTAAGTACAACAGCGACATCTCAAACGCTGTTGAAGACTTCGGTGTGATCGCACTAGATACAGCACAGTAAGACAATCGCCCTCTCTTCGGAGGGGGCTTTTTACTTTGAGGGCATGAGATGAAGTACAGCACAAAAACTAAATAGGACTTAATCATGAAGATTGTAAGTAGTGAGCCATTACGAGTGGCGACCTTAAGTGGAGTAGTAGTCAGGTTTGAAGCAGGTGTACCAAGAGAAGTCGCAGATAGCGTCGGTCTCCTCGCAATCCAAGCTGGCGCAAAAGAATACAACGACAAAT